GTAGTAGGGGGTTGTTTTAGCTCTATTGAATTTGAACCCTTCAATTTAGGTAGTCCTAAACAGATTATAGATAGGCTTAATATGTACGGCTGGAAGCCCATAGACTTCACGAAGAAGGGTCAACCACGTATAACAGAGGAAAATTTGGAAACGATCCCTGACAAGGCTCCTAGAGCCATTAAAGGGGTATCTAAATGGAAGATGCTAGAGACTAGGGCAAAGACTATTGAAGGTTGGTTGGATGCTTTACAAGATGATGGCAGGATTCATGGTGATGTTTATACTATGGGTGCTGTAACTGGTAGAATGACTCACAACAACCCTAACATTGCGAACATTGTATCCAATGATAAACCTTATGGTGTGGAATGTAGGTCATGTTGGACTGTTCCTGATGGGTACTCTTTGGTTGGTATGGATGCTAAAGGATTAGAGCTGAGAATGTTAGCTCATTATATGAAGGATGAAAAATATATAGATGCTGTTGTCAATGGAGATCCCCATCTCTTCAATCAAAAAGCAGCAGGTCTAGAAACAAAAGCACAAGCTAAGACTTTTATCTATGCCTTCTTGTATTCAGCAGGTGCTGCCAAGTTAGGTGCTATTGTTGGTGGCTCACATAAAGAAGGAGAACAATTAAAACAAAAGTTCTTAGGTAATATGCCACAACTTAATAAACTAATTAATGCTGTCAAAAGAAAATCAACAAGAGGATATATCAGAGGTATTGATGGAAGAAGATTATATGTTAGACAAGTACGATCATCTCTTAATACATTATTGCAAGGTGCAGGTGCTATTGTTTGTAAGCAATGGTCTATCTTATTAGATAAAGAAATTAAAAAATTAAAACTTAAAGCTAAATTAGTAAACACAATACATGATGAATTACAGTACGAAGTAGAAAGAAAGGATGCACAAAATGTAGTAGAACTTGCAGACAAAACTATACAAGATGTAGGTAAACTTCTTAATCTAAGAGTTACACTCAATGCAGATTCAAAAATAGGAAACAACTGGAGTGAGACACACTAATGAAAGAAATTGAAATATCTTTAGAGATGATTGATAAAGCCAGAAAAAAAGCTGACGAGATGGGAGTGATAAGAAATTCTATACTCAGAGGTGATGGTTCTATTGCAGGGTTTATTGGAGAACAAATAGCTTTACAAGTGTTGGGAGGAACATGGGAAAATACTTATGACTATGATTTGATTACTCCAGATGGTAGGAAGATTGATGTTAAGACTAAACAAACATCAGTCAAACCCTTACCAGAATATGATTGTAGCATAGCTAAGTATAACACTAAACAAAAATGTGATGCCTATGCTTTTGTTAGAGTGAAAGGTAATCTAACTGTGGGTTGGTACTTAGGTATGTTAGATAAGAAAGAATATTTTGAGAAGGCTAGGTTTTTTAAGAAAGGAGAAGTAGATACAAGCAATGGTTACAAAGTAAGAGCTGATTGTCATAACGTAAAAATATTTGAATTAAATTAAAAAAAGACTTGACAAATATATTTTATTGTGTTATAATATATAAAGTTGTCATAAATTATAGGAGTAAAAAATGCCACAACAAGAGAAAAGAACTTATGAAAAAGCTGTGATAAGTGGTAAAGCTTATTGGCAGAAACTAAACAAACCTGATGAGTATAGTAATAAGTATCAGATAGATATAGGAAATATTCCTGCTGCTGATGTGAAACTATTAGAAAGTAAAGGTGTTAAACTAAAAGAAAAAGAAGGTCATCCTTCTGGTGGACCCTTTGTTGTTGCGAGAACAACACGTAAGGTTCCAGTAATGGATGTAGAGAAAAATGATTTTGATGCAGATAATGTTATGATAGGTAATGGAAGTTCTATCAAAGCTAAAATATCTTTTAATCAAGATCATCCAATGGTTAATCAATATGGTACATCCTTATACTTGAATAAGGTACAGGTCATAAGTCTTGTAGAATATTCAGGTGGAGATGATGATGATAGTGACTTTGATTAATTAATACTAACTTGGGGTTGAGAGTGGATCCATCCTAGCAAAGCTTTCAGCGATCATAGTGTACGAGGGAAAGGGGTAACTATGAATATTAATACTTTAGTACAAGATATACAAGATAGATTACAAACACCAAAAAAGATTAAGCCAGAACACTTATCTTTATTTATGGATAACATACAAGATGTTTTAAAAATCTACTTGGAACAGAGTCGTTCAGATAGAAAGAAATCTTTACGTATGTCCTCTATTGGAAAACCTGATAGAAGAATATGGATGGAGATCAATGGACCTGAACGTGAATCAGAACTACCTCCAGATGCTTTGATGAGGTTCTTATATGGATCTATCATTGAAGAGTTAGTATTGTTTCTTACCAGAGAAGCAGGACATCTTGTTACCTCAGAGCAGAAAGAGGTAACTATCAATGGAGTTAAGGGACACCTCGATTGTAAGATTGATGGTGAAGTTGTTGATGTTAAATCTGCCAGTAACTATGGCTTTAAAAAATTTAAAAATGGATTTGACAATGATGATGAGTTTGGTTATATTGGTCAGTTAAGTGGTTATGTTGAAGCAGAAGGTAAAGATACTGGTTTCTTCTTAGCTATGAACAAAGCTACAGGAGAGATTGCATTATTAGAAATTGAAAACTTTGATATTATAAATGCAAAAGGTAGAATAGAATCTTTAAGAAAAACTATTAGTAATAAAGATACTAAACCTAAACCTTGTGCTGAACCAATAGCAGAAGGTAAGAGTGGTAACAAACAGTTAGCTAGAATTTGTAGGTACTGCCAATTTAAATTCGATTGCTTTCCTGATTTAAGAATGTTTAAGTATAGTGATGGTATAAAATATTTAACGACTGTAGAAAAAGAACCAAAGGTAAAAGAATTACATGGAGAAACAAAACTTTATTAAACATATTCCATGCCCTATCTGTGGATCAAAAGATAATGTAGGGGTGTGGGCT